CCACTAAAGATAATACGTCTTTCTCCACCTTGACCTGACTTAGCTCTTTCGGTAAGAACTGGTCTAAACCGATCGTGATCATATGTTCCTGATATACCTGTTTGAGTGATAGATTGTTTCATTGTGGAGAAATCAGCCAATTCAGCTGGTGTCATATTAGCTAGTGGAGTAGTTAATAGTTGATCACGACGAGTGATATGAGCATTAAGTCTATCTATATCAAGTGTGGATGATCCATCGTCATTGACACGTTTTTGTGCAAGGAAAGCTATTTTCATACACTTGAGTAACTGAAGATGTTCACCAAGTTCCTGATTTTTTAATCTCTCATTCCTTGCCACAACTGTTTCATTGACAGGGATATTAATTGTAAACGACATATGTATACCTCTTCTATAATGAACGGTATTTATAATGTTGACCTAATACTATTTTTAGTGTATACTTCCCACATTGAACTATTTGAATGATAATGGATGGGTTACGATTAAAGTGGATGTCAACTATTCAGTGTTTAGTTATATACTGATATGAAACGAAATACCTGTTAGGACTTATGAGTGGGGTCATCAAACGGAAGGTAAACGCATCTGACATCCATACAATTCTGTCGTGTTTTTCAGTTATGATCGGCCACTCTTCTATAAAATAAAGTCGTTTTCCTCTATTATAACCACTTAAATATTTTTCAGTTATGACAGTCACTTTCCTATAAATTAAAGTCGTTTCCTTCTATTATATCTACTTAAATATTTTTCAGTTATGATCAGTCACTTTCCTATAAATTAAAGTCGTTTCCTTCTATTATATCTACTTAAATATTTTTCAGTTATGACAGTCACTTTTCTATAAATTAAAGTCGTTTCCTTCTATTATAACTACTTAAATATTTTTCAGTTATGACAGTCACTCTTCTATAAAATTAAAGTCGTTTCCTTCTATTATATCTACTTAAATATTTTTCAGTTATGACAGTCACTGTTCTATAAATTAAAGTCGTTTTCCTTCTATTATAACCTCTTAAATATTTTTCAGTTATGACAGTCACTTTCCTATAAAGTATGATTATTGAATACATCATGATGGGATGTTACACGGAGTAATTTGAACCTAGAATTAGGTTTTAGAGAATGTTTTAATGTATGTTTTATTACCACAATCATATATCTTTCTATAATTGTTGTTGAACATATTCATTGTTTCTGTTAATGACGAGTCATAATGTTCTAATTTATCTTTCAATTTGTGCTTTTGGAATTGTTCTCTTGAATATAAGATGTTTTCGTTTACTTTGAAATAAAAATAATTAAGATTGGAGTTGGCAACAAAGTCGAATCCTAATTGAGTGTATACATTACCCATACTCCATCTTCTATTAGCGTAACTGATGATTGACGTTGGACTATATGTTCGTTCGAAATACTTCAACAATTTTCCTGCTCCACCAACTACATTCATGTGGATCCTTGAACACAACCTAATTAATTCATATTGAACTGATTTGTTGTATCTTGATTTACTGAAGGTCATTACTTGAACTAAATCGTCACCATAGAATAAACCCAATCGTATTGATGCGTTACATCTGCCTTGTAAGTGATTGTTTTCAAGGAATTCGTTACATGTTGAATTGTCGATTGTTCCTACTGTACACTTCCTAGCAAAAATGCGGTCATTTCGCTTTAATTTATTGTCTATGACTGATTTCCATATCGATTGTTTGATCGGATTCAACCACTCGTTTTCGAATATATGGAATAACTGAATATTATTACTCTCACAAAGTTCTGTTTTGATTACGTGTTTATTTTTGACATCACGTTCATCACAGTAATTGTTGAACATGGATGATTTATGTTTACCGATACTATGATACATAATCCCATCATATTCTATACCAAAATTGAATGATCTACACATGATATCAATTTCTTTGGATAATGTCTTGTCGTTTTCATTGGCCGTAGCGAATTGAGTGACATAATCGTATATCACTGTTTGCGTTTTATGTTTGGATGGATGACATTTCTTGCAAATTGTCTTTACTAATGATGTACTCTTAGTCATAGTCCATTTATGATTGCATTTCACACACTCAACAGGTAGATATTTATTGTTATAGTAGAATTCCTCATCGAATAACAATATTAAGTCACTAAATCTTGATAAATTGTCGAATGCTGTCAATCGTATGACGTTGTTTGAGTGTAGTTGTTTACGTTCTTCCACAGATAATGATTCATTGAATCGTTTAATAGAATCACTTATTTTCTTGTTCTTTGATTGTTTTTGTTCTTCAGATAGTGTTTCGTGGTGGAGTTTCATCGCTTTTGAAAGATTATCAATGAATACAGAATTACTGGGTTTATGTTTGTTGTTACATGAAACAGAACAAAACTTGGGAATCTTTAGTTTCTTGAATGGTATGGATGTATCACAATGTTGACACCTTGGATATTCAGTTATGTCATTATTAATAACAAATAATCTCAGAGATATTGTACAATTTAGGTTGAGTTCATCCAACCATGTCGTTTCATGGATAATTTGAGTGTGTTCAGTTGATGATTTAAATGATGATTTCTTTATCTCAGAACGATTGATCTTGGTATCTTTGATCAACTTGGAGTCTATGTATTCTTTGATGTGAGATGAGTAAACCACAAGATGCCCCTTAATTAGTTTTCAGGGGGAACTAATTAAAGGGCATTTCAATTAATTCACCCCCGAAAAGAGTTAGTATTATTATACTATTCGATCGATTAATATACCTTTAATTCGAAGTTGCATCCACTATCTAAAACAGATTGGAATTTCATCTTGTTCATTTCTATATTACGACCCAATGTGTATTCAGACTTGACTTCATATATGGTGTTGGTCTCTGGTATGAATACATCAGGAAAATAACGCCTGGTTTTGCCGTCTAATTCGTACCAAAATTCTGGCATGTCCTTTCTGGATGTCTTTATTTTATCCTCAGAATAATGTTCTAATAGTTCGTCCAATAAAAAATTCTCGTATCCTTGAATTCTGATTATCTTACCAGATGGCAACTCATAATCCTTCCACTTATATCCGTTGGATGCTAAATTACTTTGCGAGTAAAAAGGAACACCATATCTTTTCATGCAAGTGGATTTTCTTTTATCAACGTTTGCATAAAAAGGAACACCGTATCTTCTCATGCAAGTGGATATTCTTTTATCAACGTTTGCATAAAAAGGAACACCGTATCTTCTCATGCAAGTGGATATTCTTTTATCAACGTTCGCAAATGAAGGAACACCATATTTTCTCATATTAGTGGATTTTCTTTTATCAACGTTTGGGTAAAAGGGAACCCCATATTTTTCGATACTTGTGAACTGTCTTTTTGACTTAATTTCAGTCCACTTCTTATGATTCGAACAAATATCTTTCCATGTTTCACTGATGGATTTTGGGTTATTGTATTTTTCGTCACCATACCGTCGTAATTTAGTTACTTTCATTTTAGATCTAACATTGGGGTCTTTGAATTGATGATCAACTCCGAACTTCTCAATACAATGTTTGACCATTTTAGCTTTTACTTCAGGATTCTTATGAGGATGTGAATAACCTGTTTTTGTTAAATAAGTTTCTAATCTTTTTGGTGCTGTATAACTACTCTGACAACCAACTGAACAACATTCATTGTAGTGATTCTGATTCCAATTAACATCGTTTGAACAGTTGGGATTCTTACATTTTGGGATTATATCAATGTTATTATGTAGACAAAACATTCTTTCTAAAAACGAGTTGAACTCCATTCCAACCAATTCGTTTGAATAATGCATGATGGAATGATAAAAACCGTTGTAAACGGATTCTCTTTCAGAGTTACCTTGTCCACTTTTATTGAGTTTCGATTCAATATATGTCGTTGTTTCATCGAGTGAGAATAACGTTGTCGATTCTTTCAATTTGTCGTATTTAACGGATTCGTTGGATTGTCTTAATTTTAACGACGATCTACATGAACAGCGTTTTGAACAAAATCTACTGAACTTATTCCACTTCTTGTATCTAACATTATCACCACAACGCTCACATTTAGGGAAAGTTGTTATATTATGATGAACCATCATTACTCTTAATGCTGGATCACAATCAGAATTAATGTCGTTGAGCCATTCAGTTACATGAAGGATTTGTTGGAATTCAGGGGATTCTTTGAACCAATCCCTACGAAGTACTGCAGCGTTAGGATTACCTAACTTATTGATGAGGTTATCAGATATGTAACCTCGAAGTTCTTGTGTATAATTCATATAAGATGCCCCTTAATTAGTTTTTAAGATGAACTACCAGAGGGCATTCCGATAACTCACCTTAAAAACTAACCCCCCGAAGAGGGTTAGAATTATTATACTATGCGATTGATTAAGAAAAAGATCTCAAATTCCGCCAAGTACTGTATTAGCAAAGTTAACGCCAAATGAACGAGAATATGTAGCTGCGCGATCATTAGAGATAGGTGACGAGATGCCAGGAATAGTATCCAAAGCATAGCGACATTTTGCGATTACAGCGGGTTGACCTGAATCTTGGTGAGTAACTTTAGTGAAGCTCATAGGAACGTAAGGAGCGAAGAAGCCCATAGCATCGCGACGATCGGCACCTTTATACATAACGGTACAATAGTCAGATACTGCATATTGATCCACGATTACTTTATAGCGACCATCGAACACGCCAGCCACGCCACCTGATACAGGAGCAGCGACTTCAGATTTCTGAGTAGCTGTTTTGAATGTACCAACTTGTTCCAACATAGTAGCAACTTTCGGAGAAACGATCAAAGTATTACCTTGACCACGTTTAGTAGCCACGCCAATCATAGCAGCTTCAGCTGAGATACGAATAGCTTGAGCGCGATAGCGTTCAATTTCCCAACGACCATCAGTTGTTGCAGAAGCAGCATTAACAGTACCGAAGGCAGTATCTGGTAATTGAGTAGAGTTAGTATTAACGAAGTTAACCACTTCTCTATCGATTTCAGCTTGCATTTCATATGACATCAAAGACATAATTTCTTCATCAGCCAAAAGACCATGTTGAGCTTTCAGATCTTGATACATTTCAACAGTATATTGACCTTTCAACGCACGTGATACAGCGGTAACATTTTTACGAGCGATTGAGAAGCCAACTTCACGCATATCAGTAGCCAAGATTTCAGCTGCTGCAGTAGCGTATGTACCAGTATAACCAGGAAGGATATTACCGAAAGATGCTTCATTCGAATAAACTGCACCAACTGTAACGGTATCAGCAAGAACTTGACCAGTCAAGCCAGTGATTGTTTCGCCAGGTAATGGTGCAGCAACTGTACCGACCAACAATTTATAAGCGACTGTTCCGACAGGGGAACCAACAGGAACGATGCCAGGAGCAACGAATGCAACTGTGCCAGTAGTACCAGCAGTTACGAATGTAAGTGTATCACCGACAACAGGAGCAACGGTAGCAGCAGAAGCTACAACAGAAACCACTTTAGCAGCTGCATTAGGGTTGATATTTTGACCAAGTACGCCATTACCAGTATATTCATTAGTCAACGCATAGATGAAGCCTGTTGGCATTGACATTGGTTGAACGCCCAACAATTCGTTAGCGATCAAGTTTGGATATACACGACGGACCAATGGCATAAGGATTGGTGTAAATTGAGCAACGTCACCAGACAATGTGCCTTCATTAACAAGTTTGTCTTGTTCTTTTTGTGTATTTTCCAACAGCATCATCATAGATGCTTTATCGGATGTGCCCAATTCTGGGTACTTTGCGCTTTCAATTAAAGCTTGGATGTTTTTCATTTTGTTGTTTCTCCTATTAAACTAAGTGAGCCCAGGCAGGTTCACTGTCTGATGTGTCATCTTTTTTGTGTTCGACCATACGTTTGGTTGGTTCTTGTTCATCGTGTTTAGAAGTCCGTCCGATTACTGATTCGCGAATTGTTTCCAATTTATCGCTATATGCAGCATTCTTTTCGAAGTTCACTAGTCCTGCCAATCGTTTAAATTTGGCTGATTCTACTAACGACAATCCTTCAGTTAACTCAGCGATCACACCCATTTGAATGAGTTGTTCGTTTTCCTTCTCCATCGCGATAACCGTTTCAACCAAACTATCGTATTTTTCAATAGATTCAGCCAATTTGTGTTCATCTGATGATGTATCTTTTGCTTCAACAATTTGTGAAACCTTGACGCCAGTTGCTACCAACATGGAATCGAATGCTTCAATGATAAGATCAGCTTTTTCAGACTTAACTGATTCATTCAACGAATCAGTAGCTGATTCAACGAATTCCTCAACTACACGGTCCAAATATTGATCCAATGATTCCAACATTTCGGTTTCTTTTTTCGCAACAAATTGATCAGCTTTTTCTGTCAAATAGTCAATATGTTCTTCTGATTTACCAGACAACATATCGACATATTCTTCAGATTTTTCGCTAAGTTTTTCAATTTCTTCGTCGATGCGTTCGTCGGCCAATAATTGAGCTTTTGATTCAACTGCTTCATTGAACTGAGTTTCAAGAGATTCTTTCAACTCGTCTGTGAAGATTGTTTCATCAAGAGATTCAAATAATTTTTTCAACATAAATCTTCTCCCATTTAGTATTATATACTTGTGTTTTATTTATAATTTAGAGATAAAAGAGGTGAATTTTTCTTTAATAGCCTCTGTTATTTCTTCTTTTGTGAATGATTTTTCAGATGGAATGATGTTATTCAGGTCATCAACGCCAAACTCAAGATCTTCAATAATTCCTTCGTTCAGTTGATGATTTTCAACCAAACCATTCATAGTAGCGTTATAGTCTGACGGAGCAGCCACCAAATCGTATGTAACCAATTTGAAGTTTTCAACGATACCATTTTTTACTGATCCAACACCACGTGAACTGACTGACATCTTAACACCGTTATCTATTAACGTTTTAAGTTGGTTTGCCTTAGCGTTGTCCAATAATACAGCTTCACCCATCACAAATCGATCTTTGATTTCTAATTTAGTGATTTTCGCAACTGCTTCCATTGGATCAACTGCAGTACGTGCTGGATGTTCGTATTCCATTAACGTATTGATTGAACCAGTAGTGAAGTTGTCTTGATATTCGCTGATTTGGGTTTCCCAAAGTTCTCTTGGATAGATCCGACCATTACGGTTTTTTTCACCCATGGTACTGAATACACCCTTAATCTTGTATTTCTTAGATGTGACACCAGTTGATTCGTTGATGTCAGAATCAACAACAAAATCAACATCTGATTCTGCGTCAAAAATAATTTTCATGTTATGCTCCCTCAACAGAATTAGAAATATCTTTAAATGATTGTTTCATCTGACTTGTGTTGTCCAATGTATTCACGTAGTCTCTGATGGTTGGATGTTCAGATAGTTTTTGTCCTAATAAACTCTTAACTGATGTGGAAAATTCAGTAAAATGTTTACCGGTTGCTTGTTTCATAATGTGTTCCAATGTTTATCTCCTTGTTTTTCTAGCCATATTTAACATCTCTTGTGCAGAATATCTCCCATTGGTAAAGGTCTCAGTTTTCAACCTAGCAACTTCAATTAAACGATCTGGTGGAATCACTACACCGATTTTTGACATCCTTTTATTTATATATAATCGAATGACTGGTGCATAACCCAAGGATTTCAAGTGAGGACGTAGATCATGATAACTGAATTTCATTGGTTTGTTATTCTTGATGTTCAATTTATTCTGACTTATAATTAATTTAATTAACGTGAGTCGCATATTCATTGGTAACCAATGGAAATTAAGACCCAACGTATACTTAGTACTTCTTCTCAATATGAGAATCAGTGGTGTTTTATCATAAGTTTGTTTTTTATCCTTAGCGTCATATGATGTGAATATCAAGTTGCCAGGAATGAAGTCTCTACGAGACATATTCCGTCTAGTAGTCAATAACTTCTTGACTTGAATTAACGACTCAGAATTAGATAGTTCTTTGAGTATGTTCTTTTTGCGTTGACGTTTGGAAGCCATAATTATGGGAGACCCGTGGGTCCCCCAATCCTATTATAGTGCGATCGGATTCAACGTTGGTTGACCGGCCGCACCAGGTGTATTGAATTCTCCACCGCCCACTACCCAATCAGAGAAACTAAAAGTTACTTCAAATTCTTGTAGTGAGTCGACTGATTCAGCATCAACAGCTAATTCAGATACTTCTTGAACGAATACATTATGGAATGTATATTTAGCTGTTGGCATACCAGCAGAATCCAATTGTTCAACTGATAATTCACCCATCACTGATGTTGGATCACCAGAATGTTGATTGTTTTGGAAATGGTCAGCCGCCATAGCCCAAGCGATCATATCACGTCTTAGTCCATGATCTTCAGTATTGTAGAATGTCAGTGACCACGAATTAGTGTATGTTGTGTCGCCTGGCAATACCAACTTTCTGCCTTGATTGAATACTTCGATTTGACCAATCGACATAGACGGAAATGCTGACGCTTTACATAACGCTTCAGCAGTCTGAAGATTAGATCCTGTTGTAATTGCCGCTGGAACCGCAAAGTTTACACGGTATTTACTTACCCGTGCTCCTGCTCCCAACGCATTTTTTAATTCAGCTATCTTATTAGCCATTGTAATGTCTCCTTATTTTACTAGTGTTTCGATTCCTACGATAATATCTTGTCCTGTTTGTCCTATCAACGAATTAACGAGTTGTCTTCCCATACTTATACCTTCTAGTGGTAAAAACTCACTATAAGTGAAAGTAATGTCGTAAGATGTTAGTGAATCGTTCTCAGCATCGTCATACGACACAGTTCCTATTTGAGTGGGGAATGCGTTTTGTAGTCTATATCCGTATACCTTGTGTTCAGTACCGGATAATTGCCATATGTTTATATCTGTTTGATACTTCGCAACAGGAACTCTACCGCCAGCATCCATCACACCAAGAAAAAAGTTACCAACAGCATTATACATACTTTGTCTGCTTTTTGTAATATTCTTGAGTTTATTCGCTGCACTCACGCCAGATTTAATATTTGACAACATCGAAGATATACCAGTTTCGTATGACCCACCGCTAAATAACCCCATGTTCTTGGGTTTAGAGTCATCCACTAATCGCAACCATTCATCCATTTTCCTTCGTATTGACATATTAGAATCATCAACAACAGATACAACAAAAGTTCCACCGTAATCAGTTTCACCTCTGACATTGTATGTCCTACCTTTATGTGCCATTGTAGTCGTTTTAATGGTTCGTTCAGGAAACCCAGCAGTTCTAGCTAACGCATTTATTTGAGCACCATCCAACCCAGGGATAGGCAATTCCAATAAATATTTATTTTTACGAAGTCCTAATCCAGGACCTAATTGTTTCTTGAGGTCATTAATGGTATTCATTTAAACGCTCCAGTTTCGCCATATCCACCGCCAGAAGTTTGATGAGTCGCTTTTGATGTTTGTGGTTTGGTGAAATTAAACGTAGGAGTGTATTGTTGTTTCGTTTGTCCGGTTAGTGTATTCAACGCATTACCGATTGCATCGGTAGCGTATTTATTCATCATTCCTAATGCGTTATCAACAAAGTTACCATCTGGTGAAGCCTTGACTTCTAATGTGTAGTGACTATAAGCAAACGAAACAGCGAACTCACTTATTGCTCCTGTGTTATTGGCGTCCGTTGCTACACTAGACACGGATATAGGAAACGCATTGTGAATAGTGTATTTAGCTGTAGCTCTTGTATCGTTGAAGTCTAATTGAGTTATGATCATATCTTTGACGTAACTTTTTTGTAGTTTCGCTGTTTCTATGTCTTTGTTCGATGTAGTATCGAAATAATTGTTCGTACCATCTAACGACTCAATCCAATTTTCGAAGGTGTTCTTTAGATAATGATCTTCAGTTAAGTAGAATGTACAATCCCAAACTTGTGTATACTTCGTTTGTCCTCTGATGGGGATAATTCTACCTCTATATTTGAAGTCGATCTTACTGTGTGTTTTGCCTGGAAATGATGAAGTTTTGCATGTCGCTGATACTGCGGCTGTGTCTAATCCTAACGATGAATCAGAAAAATGGATTACCGCTTCGTATTTAGTTGGCCTCGCTCCATCACCAATCGTTTGTTCTAAAATGTTTTGAATTGCTGATGACATGAACACACTCCTAACGTTATTTATAAATAACGTGTGATAGGAGAAGATATAATGAATTTTTCGGACGCAGTATCCAAAGCATACACAACTAAATGGTCATATATAAACTCATTTGTTGTGGATTTTGTACCAGGTGGATCGGTTTTATTAAAGAACGCTAAATGGAACCCAGAAGAACTTCGTTCCATGGGATTATTCGTCAAATCATTCACGACACCTCAGTATTCTACTTCTCCAATTGAATCATACGTTGCAGATCAATGGCAAATACAAAATGGTAGATATGAACTATTTAAATATACAATTGGGTTCAAGGATCACGACGGTCATTATTTATATAGAAAGTTTTTACAATCTCTGACACTACACAAGAAAGCATATCTGGCTGAATGTCATTGGAATATAACGATATCAAAGGCTCCTGAATACGTTGGTGACCCACAAGTTAAAATTATTGAGTTCCCCATGTCTATGATTGAAAGTGTTAGTCAAATGCAGTTCAGTAATGAAACAGAAGGACAAATAGCCGAATTCAATGTGAGTTTTAAATGTACATCACCAATCATAAATGTGAATTACTAAAGGATAAAATATGTATAATGTAACATTCAACCTAAAAAACAAAAAAGTGGATTGCAGAAAATGGAGAGTTAAGGATAAGAATAAGTTTGTACTAGCGACCAATACTGGTAACTCCAAGGATGTGAGAGATGCGTTGGTGTATGATTGCATGAAAACACCAACTACATTATCTAATGAGGAATACAAGTTTGTATTTATGCAATTACGGGACGCATCAATTAAACAACGAATATCCTATCAATTTGATTGTGAATATTGTAATAATGAATTTATCACGGATGTCAACCTATCAGATGTCATAACCAAACAATATAATCAAAATAATGTAGTCAAATCATCAACTTATGAGTTCGTGATGGGTGACATTTGTAATCGTCAGTTTTATGATGAACATATGGTTGGATCTGATGATGAGAAATTCATTGTTGACTTTATTCTTCACATCAAAACGTGTAATAATGACACCACCAAAACATTCGATCAGATTTTGGATATTATTAATGAATTAGAAGTAGATGAGTTTGAAGAAATCGTCAAAGGTTGGAACGACATTCGATTCCAAACCAACATAATATCAGACATTGAATGTCCGAAATGTAAGAAGTCCACAACATTTGAATTCGACGAGTTGCCAGGATTCTTTCCTGATTCATGGGGAATTAAGTATGTTAAAGATACCATATGAATACGGCACTAGGAAGTTTCTTCTAGCTCCGTATAACACTGAACAGGAAAAGAATCTCCTACTTTTGGACACTATTGACACATCAGATCTAGGTGTAGCTCTGATGACTGCTGGTGTAGAATCATCGATAGTAGATATATTGACACGTGATGAGAAATTCGCAATGTTGTATAAACTAAGGGAGTTGTCAAATGGAACGGACATTAACACAGAAATAACTTGTGCTGATTGTAATAAAAAGACATCCGGTGTTGTATCAATAGAACACGTAATTACTAAAAAATACCCCACCAATCCATTGATTGTTGACGCTCATAAACAACTAACAACTGAAAACATGGACGACTTTTTGAGGGGTGATATTGATGAGATGGAGTTTGATGAATATGACCAAGTAACCAAGGAGGTAGCTGATTCAGTAACATCCTTCAATTTCTCAGCTCCTTTGATGTGTGAGCATTGTAATGTTCTAAATTATGTCGTTTTGAATGATGAGAAGTTTTGTATAAGTGTGATGAGTGAAACCACATTATCCGATATATATCAGGCGTATAATGACATGGTTTTCTTTGGTCATTACACTAAACACGACATTGATAGTTTATTTCCTTTTGAAAGAGTTATTCTCATAAGTATGTTGAATAAAACCAAAGAGGACTTGAACAATGGATGATCACTTCGACAAACGATACGACAAAGACACTGTAACCCAAGACAAATTAGAAGCCACCGACAAACGATTAGTAGATTATATGTCTTCTGTTGGTGAAGTCGACGCGTCCACAGAAATAACAAGATTGATTGATAATCAGAAGGTGTCTTCTGATGACGACAAAAAGAAATCAGAGGACGTCAAACTCCTCAAAGTAAATAAAAGAATTCTTGCTGTATTAGAACGAATACAACGTGATATGATTGACGAACAAGACACGTCAATCAAACAAATATCCAAAGTAAAATCAGATTCTCCAAATAAGATTGTCACACCAGGAGAAAAAAAAGAAGATGATGAAGGATTCGATTTTGGTGGATTATTACATCTCCCCAAGTTTCCAAGATTAGGTAGGCGAAGAGGAGTCAAACCTTCTAAAAGACCAAAGGAAGTCAAGAAAGAAAAACCTTCTAAAAGACCAAAGGAAGTCAAGAAAGAAAAACCACATAAGATACCCAAGAAACCTAAACCTGTTGGTAGTTCAAAAGCGTTGAAACTTTTGAAATTCGCTAAATTTGCTGGTCCGATCGGATTAGCTGTTGGTGTTGGTTTGGCCATGTATGACGGTATCAGTGGATATAACGACGCTGCAAATATATTAGGAATTCCCCCAGAAGACGTAACTGTTGGGGACAAGATGTCATCAGCAGCAGGAAGTATTGTGTCAGGGTTGACGTTCGGAATTGTAGATACATCAGTAGCAGCTAAGTCGGTTAACAACTTATTTGGTGGTGGAGAAGTAGCTGAAAAATACTCAAAAATGGGAGTAATTGAACACCACGGATTCGGTATGAATTCAGACATACTCGATTGGAGTAAGATAGCCAGTCTTCCTGTTAAGGACATCCAAGAAATCATTGACATAGATGATTGGTCTGATGATGATTTAGATCGATTGAGTCGTTTACGTGTCGGTGTTGAAACAGGAGACGCAGTCAAAAAGGCAGTTAACACGGAAATAACTAAGAAAAATTCACCACTACAAGGTATTGATTACACTAAAACCGGCGACATGCCCACCAATTCAAATCAATTGTCACCAGACTTAATATCTCATGGTTTCGGTGAAGACAGTAAAGTTATTGATAATAAGGGTAATAGAGTAGTTACTGATCGTGAAGATAATAAAGTAGTTAATGACAATAAAGTAGTTAATGACAATAAAGTAGTTAATGACAATAAAGTAGTTAATGACAATAAAGTAGTTAATGACAATAAAGTAGTTAATGACAATAAAGTAGTTAATGACAATAAAGTAGTTAATGACAATAAAGTAGTTAATGATAATAATGACCTATCACCCAATCGTGTAAATGGATCGGTTATACCGACTAATGTATCGGTTGTTGGTGATATTCCCACATCTAACAGTGGAACTGATCAGAACGTCTCCACTACTCAACGTTCGACTTCCACTAATAACTACAACAACAATACTGTAACAAACAACATTACCACCAATAAAATCACAAACAACGATAATAAGTCTGATTCACATATCCATAATAACACGACAATCACCAACGACTCTGATTACGAACGCCCTACATCCCAACCGAACACATCACACACGAAAGTTCCAACTCGTTATACACCAATGAATTCACCAACCCGTGTGATTCCAGACAAATATGTTGTAAAAACATCATCATTAAGTTCGTCAGATCAAACAACACCTCCTACTGTGATGGGATATGTGGATAAACAAAAAAATGTCAAGTCCAACTCAAGTATAAGTAAAAGTTTAGTGGACTCAACAATAAGACAAAATGTGGACAAAACACCGCCCAAACAGACTTCTGACGGTTCAGTTGTCATCAACACAAATATAAATAAAAAGGACAACACCACCATTGAACGACCGTTGATGTTGTTCCCATAAGGTAATAAATGACTACTTCAGGAACCAAAACACTTTCACAGAGCGATTATCCAGCTAAATATTATTATCCGGAGGATATAATACATTCAGACAACGATCATCGTAGAATGGTCCTAAAGGTTAAATACATATCCACATCAAAAGGGTCACAAGAACTAATATCGGCAGCTGGGTCGACGGTCACAGCGGGAGTGTCTGCAGCTGGTGCAGCCATATCAACAGGAATATCTGCTACTGCGAGTTTAGCGTCAGTTGGAGCTGCGAGTTTTTCGTCTCCTACATCTGCTGCGGATGCTGCGTCTCTACCAGGAGGAGCGTCACAATTTAACGCACATTCACTGAAATCAGTTGGTAACGCAGCTGGGTCAGCTATGAACACGTTAGCTCACGATGTAACTACTATGGCCCAGACTAAACGTCAGACTGTAAAGGGTAGTAAGGATATGAATATTGCGTCCATTGCATTACCACTTCCTAATCAATTTTCTGATTCTCAACAACACTCATGGAGTCAAGAACAAGGTGTAGTCGGTAACTTCGGATCCAAATTGACTGGCACATCTGTGTTAGGAGTATCCATGGATAAGATATTAGGAGAAACATCACGTTTAACTGGTACAAGGAAACCATTATTTGACCCATCGTATTACCAAAACTACACTGGTAGTGCTCCAAGGACATTCACAGCTAAATGGGAGTTTGTCCCTCAATCTGGTGATGATACAAATAGAATCGTTCAAATAATCATGAAATTAAAACAATACACATCCCCAACTAGGATGGTTAAGGGAGTAGCTATATTGGCTCCTTATTACTTCGAAATACTATTTAGTAATAAATATATTACAGCAATGATTGGTATTGGTCGAGTTGTGTGTGAAAATATAGAAGTAGATTATGGTGATGGTCAGATGCAAACATATAGTGATGGCATGCCAAAGAAAATATCGTTGACTCTTACACTCAAGGAAGTAGATATGGCTGTATCTCAAGATTATGGTGTAATACCAAGCGGACCACCAGGAGCTAGTTAATGACTAAGATAGTAAGTGGCACGTTCACTAGGTTCAATAAGAGAATCGTTGGCAATTACAACGCAGCTGATTTCAGATCAAAAGACATTATTCAACTGAAAAAATTCATCAATAACTTACCTCAAAACGCGTTCGATTACGCAATGGTTCCTGATAACGACAATTTCATGAGAATATCCTTGAAATTGTACGGAGACATGAACTTTTGGGATGTATTGATAGCTATCAACGGAAGAGATTCCTTAGCTGGTTTACCTTTTGACTTCGACACAATTGACGTCATATCTAACGACAAAATAATAGAATACGAAACATTTGTGTATGGTAAGACAGTGCCCGAACCTCAACGAACTGAGTTGTTGAATTTAAAGAAGACTGAGTTAGACGTACTTAACGAAGGACATCGAGTGATCAAATATATTAAACCAGACGTCCTTGGTCAATTCATCCAAACAGCTTACGATAACAATATGTTATGACAGTATCAAGAATATTTTCACAAAGTTCAATTGTCGAACACCTAATCGTCGAAATCGACGGTATAGCAGTAAGTGTGGATGATGTATTGGAAATAGACATAACTAGCGATTTTTTCGATTTTAAAGTATTGGGAAGTATGACATTCCGTGATAATCTGAACATATCATCAGGAACTCACATCACTCTCAATAATGACAATAAAATCAAGATAACTATCACGGATTTCTCAGGGAAAACACTCATTAGATTATTTAGAGTAATATCTATGAACGTGGACTTCATCAACGAATACTTTAAACAATATACATTCGAACTTCAAGACGAAATATCTTTTATATTAGATAATGCTTATATGAGTAAAGGATTCACTTCTACACCAGTTGCTGCGTTCCAACGATATCTAACAGAATTGAGGATCCCTCAGATACTATCAATGGAACGACGTTCGTTACACGTGAGTGACACAAGTTCATCAACTACTTTTGTTGTACCACAAAATGAGTCGGTATTAAGTTTCTTTTGTGGGTTACTTAAACAGGAGAATATACGAATATGGCAAGATTTCAACGGAATCAATGTAAGTACGACATCCGCTGACACGTTAGTTCCTTCAATTGGATCTGCTGGAGACATTGAATACTCTCAGAATATCACAGATCAAGATAACGCGTTCAGAATACATGATTTAGTCATAAACAAGTCACACACAGGACAATTGAACCACAATTTACCTAAAAGAAGTGTTTTTAGATCTGGACAATTCAAGACAATAAATAATGTAACACACAATTTAGTTGAATACATATCTCATTTAGTTCTAAATAAGACAGGAAACACAGGACTTCAAATGACTAGTGGATTGAAAACAAGTTATCAAGAAACAAGTGACATTAGACTTCAAGACTACGAATTGTTTGATGAGTATATGTTGAACGACTCCATTACAATAGCTACTGTCGGATTATGGTTGACATCTGTTGGTGAGTCAGTCCGTGTTAGTTTAAGAGGTCATTTATTAGATTCAACATCATTAACTGTTGGTGATAAGATGGATTCTGGAAAGTATTTAGTTAGAAAAACACGACATAAATTGATCGGAGGAAAGATGATCAGCAAGTCAGATTTAGTTAGAATGGATAACAACTCTGTATGAAATTATATAAAGCAGTAGTAGAAGACAATAAAGATCCACTTGAGTCATCCAGAGTGCGTGTTAGAGTGTTTGGGGTACACACAGAAAAGAACGAACATTCAGGAGTACCATTCAACTTCATCAGTTCTACAGATTTGCCGTGGTCTGAGGTCGTCGGAGGAACATCATTTGGACTAGTTGGTGGCATTGGGATATCCAACATTCTTCAACAGGGCACTTGGGTTTGGGTGTTTTTCGAAAACGACAACCCTAACAAACCTGTAGTGATTGGTACAGTGTGTGGTCAAAATAAAACGCGAACTGCTTACACTGGTGGTGAAGGATTTAATGATGTAGATGAAGTATATCCGTTTTCAGCGAGAGCTGACGAAACAGACATCAATAGACTATCTACTGGGAAGAACTTAAACAATTCGTATAGGGACACTCCGACATCAGTATATAATACATCTGATACTATACATAAACAAATAAATGACAACGTTGATGTTGTTTCTGTTACTGATACAACATCCGGTGCAGATGTTTCTCAAACGGAACCAAATTCTACATCCGATCTAACTACATATCCTAATTCCTCTGTATTGGAAACTCCTAGTGGTCACGTAATCGAATACGATGATACTCCATCGAATGAACGAATCAGATTGTTTCATACATCCGGATCGTATATAGAAATGAAACCAGACGGCACAATCATCCAAAAGTCAGTCGACAACGGAACGAATAGTGCGTCACAATATATACACATGAATGATGTAAACGAACACATAGCTAAGAGTGTGAAACGATACATCGAACAAAACGTTGATGAAATAATTGATGGTGCTGTAAAACGAAAGATTGGAGCCACGTTGGATGAACACATCGTTGGAGACGTCAATCTGACTGTGGACGGCAATCTAACTTGGAATGTAACTGGATCTATTAGTATAGTGGGTAGTGACACTATTGGTGTAACTAGCTCAAAAGCTATGACATTGGGAAGTAGTACGACATTAGGACTGACAAGTACAAAAGCTATGACATTGGGAAGTAGTACGACATTAGGATTAACGAGTACAACCGATATGACACTAACAAGTAGTAAAACATTAGGACTGACAAGTACGACTGCTATGACATTGGGAAGTAGTACGACATTAGGATTAACGAGTACAAACGATACGACATTAACTGCTGCAATTATTAATCTTAATTAACTCTTAAAATGTAGTCATTGTATAAATAACAAATGTATATTCAGATGGAGACCGATTATAAATACACGTAAATAGGAGACAAATATGGCCGCAGTGAGTGTTATAGGGGATTTAGGAAGTGGTCATGGTTTGTTTCTGGCTCGGCCTAGTATATCTGGTGGATCGCCAAATGTGTTAGTTAATAAAGTATCCGTACTGATAGTAGGGTCTTTATTTGCTATCCACACTGACGGCAATACTGCTCATCCTGGCACATTATCTGCTGGAAGTTCAAAGGTTTTAGTGAACGGAGTAGGAATAGGACGAGTTGGTGACACGATTTCCTGTGGATCGACGGTAGCCATAGGTTCCGCTACTGTGTTGGCTGGTTAAAGTGGCATTATATACTGATTTCATCACTGCTGCAACCACCAATATAGACGCATCAGCGATCAACAACTCAATAACCAACATATTATCCACGTCATATGGATCAGTACCTGGCATGCCCACATTTGGCACAAGATTGAACGGAGTATTATTCAGTCAAATGGATTCATTGACTATATCCATCATACAAGACCAAATACGAGAAGCACTATCTGTGTGGGAACCAAGGATAACAGTCACAGATGTGATCATTACAGCAATACCAGAGTTCAACAAGATCGTAGCAGTCATCGATTATAATTATATAGATAAACAATTATCCATGAACGAACAAATATCTGTTTCGTTAGTGAAATAGGAACAACAATATGCCACCAATTCAACCAAATAATTTAGTAGAAACTGTTCCGTTTAATTATGACGAAATCTACAACAATGTTCAAACTAAATTCTCCAACGCTGGATACGATACTACAGCTGGATCTAATGTATCTCAATTGATATCTGCTATGACGTACTTTACAAGTACACTGAACGTCAATACAGCGATGAATATCAATGAAAACATACTGTCGTTGGCCACTACACGTGATTCAGTCGTTACTGATGCTCGTGAGTTTGGGTATGAAATTAAACACCAACAATCATACGAATACACGTTGAGTGTTTCGTTGACTGGTGCACTCAACTACACCATTCCTAAATATACATCATTTCAATATAATGGACTCAACTATTACTATTTGGGAGTCGGTATATCACTAACTGCACAAAGTGTTTCTGATGTTTTACATGCGTCATTTGTTGTGAAAGAGGGGACTATGAACTTTTCAGTTGATAACCCTGGTGCATTAGTTGTGGAAACGACTACAGTAACAAACGAAACAGGTCAAGTTGTCCCACAATACTTCATTGATATTCCTTACGCAAACGTCGAAGAAAACGGAATAGAATGTTTTGTTTCTTATTATGATGATTTTGGTAACTACATCGTTGATGAACAATGGAATCGTGTTGATAATTTCTATATTGACGAAACAGTCCAATCGAGTAAAAACTATTTTCGTATGGATGATATTGCTCACCAAACTCCACGGTTATACTATTCAATAAGTGGATTTGGATTAGGACTCAAGTTAGGAAGTGTTGTTAAGTTCAACGTACTCCAAACGTCAGGACTAAAAGGCATTATCACGGACGTCACTAATACAAACAATGTGAAACATTCTGTTCCATATGCTACTGTTGATAGTATTGTATTGAAATTAGAAGGAACTGCTGAAGAAACAATTACAAGTATCAAACAAAACGCTCCTAAATTCTACAACTCCCAAAACAGAGCTGTTACATTGAATGATTATATGGCGATTTGTAATAGACAATCTACAGTCAAAGAATCTAGTGTGTGGGGAGGAGAATCCGAATTCCCCAAAGCTCCAGGTCATGTTTGGATCAGTCTAATACAATCGAATCAAGATAGAGTGTTTGTCGCTGCTCCATTCAACCAATCATTTACGTTGAATAATGACTATTTTTCATCATGGAACTACTCTATATTGTCGAGTGATCCAGCATTCAAAACACAAACAGATTCACAAAATGCGTTTTACCGTAGCAAATACATAAATGACTCTGAAATAGTTTCTTCTGATATCAATCCTGATGGTTCTGTGTCGAATCCTGGTGTTTGGGACGTACTAAACACTCTAAAGGTACCAACAACAGAATTTCACAATAGACATCCTATATTCCTTGATTTTGATTACAATGTACACATTGTTAAGTATAATGTCACGACCTCTAAAGCAGATATTCATCAAACTACATTCAACACGATAGACAGTTTCTTCTCAGGGATCGGTGATTCAATCAATACTGAGCGATATAACGCACAATACTTTCACTCATCTTTGGAAAAACGCGTAGATACTAACTTGTCAGATGCGTCAGGTGTATCAAGTACATTGAACACGTCGTTGATTTTGACTAGAAAAAGCATCAATACTGAAAATAACTTACGTTCCGCAAAGAACATCACGTTCGATTTAGCTGTTCCGCTTGAACCGTACTTTGATGGCACTGGTCAATTGATTACTGGTGCGTTACCCAATATAGACACTCCAAACTTCCTCACTAATACCTCAACTGGTCAACCAATCATCGGAACTAATTTATATGTAGATTGGTCAGGTTTGGCAACATCTCCACCACCACAAACACAAGAAATAATAACAGCTCCTATTTATATATCTGAGTTAGAAACATTGACTATTGTTTCAACCAATTCAACAGGAAGTGTTGTACCCATCAACAATTCAATATTTCCTGATGATCCAACGTCGATCGATTTATTTACTACTCAAACATACAACAATACTGTAATAACTCTTATTAACGCTGGTGGAACACGTACAACGTTGGTTCACACTTCCGATTGGACTATCAATAATAATAATCGAAAGGAATTAACTATCTATCACGCTGTGACTGCTGGGGATGTCATTGAGATATCTAGGAAGTCAAGATGTGGTGATTATATTTTGTTCAATTCATACAAACGTTTCATAAAGGTTCAATTGTATATTGATGCTTCCAATTCTATTGTACTGAATCAACCAGGATCTTTGTTTACTACGCCCAAATCGTATTTGGTCACAATTGATGCTTGGTTCTTGGCTTCTACTGACGCTTATTACGTAACGAGTACAGGATATTCATTATTGAATGTCGGTCAACAGAACTTATTGACTGGAGCTATCGTACACAAAGTGTCTCCGTCATTATACACTGGATCACCAATTAAATATGACATGTTCAATAACGACAAGAAATTAAATATGTCATATTCATCGTTCAATTTCTCCACAATCGGCAATATTGTACCAAGACTTCATAGCGTCAATTTTGTATAATAGGAGTATGTAATCATGGCTGATCTAATTCCTATCTATAATGCATTATTTCCTGAGAATCTCAAGAATAATAGGTTATTCACAGATACATTCGACATATTCGTCAAAACTATTGAGGAATATTCTCGTGTATCTGTGAACATAAACAATGTATTCAGTAACACATTGTATCCAACTGATTCTTTGCCAACAAAAAACGCAAAAATGAGGTTAAAGTCGTCATTAATCGAAGTTAATATGAATAATGTATTCACTTCAATTAAAACAGCTCAACACAACCAAATACTATTGGATAAATTAATTCGTGTCGGATTGGATAACATTGCCACGATATCAAGACCTGTTGAGTCTATAATATCACCAGAGAACCTGTCAACAAATAAGAGTTTGTCGAACAAAATAGCTACACGATCAGCGATTGATTATGCTTACCGATTGGCATCCCACCTCGAATCAAATATAGATAAAACTCCCCTCAGTATAACATACGATGTTCCTCAACACATGCACATAAATGGCAGAATTACAAGAGAAATGTATTCAGCTATTGTCGAGCCCATTTCTCACGTTGCTGGTTACACATATACATATACTAAAAATAGTGACGTTACTATGGATGATGTATTTGGTTTGGTGTCTACATATAACGTGAACACAATAGAAATACGATCGAGTCATGGTTTCTACGATGTGTTCATTCCTGGCACAACCCAAGTTGAAATTGACGCTGTTTGGACAACTGACTTTATCAATCGAACTAATATTGTGACTGGCAACTTGTTTACATTGACCGAATTTAACACTCAAGTGACTGTTCGTACTGACATGGTAGTTAAAGAAGTACTAACCATGCATAATCCGGCTGGACGTGAAGTGAATGTGCATTTCGTGAATGGTCAAGCTATAATACTTCAACCAACAATCAGTGGTGTAAATGACCTGCTTTTAGTCAACTATCCTGTTTGGGCATCATTATCCACTAAATATCCAGGAGCTGGGTTGTTTAGGACTTATACTCCAACACTAACAGATGGACATTGGGTGTTATTTACTGACTACACAACTAACGTTGACTTTTCATATGGTGACGTCAATATACATAATATCGATTTTGAAGTGACTAAATATAATGATTATACTCACACCACAACAGGATTGACGTATATTGATTATAACGGAATATCTCAACCATCAGGCACATCAGACGTCATAAAAATGACAAGTACTAACTATGTGAATGATATCGTGGACATTCAAGAAACACGAGCAATTGGAAACTATTTAGTGGGAAGCGACATCCCAGCTAACGCGTCATATTTCATATCTACTGAAGTTGGTGTTAGTTTGGTTGTGACGTCAATATAAATAAGAAATAAAGGATTAATAATATGGTAGCAAATGTTGGCGGATTCGCCCCTTATCAAATACAACTAACAGCGACTCAAATCGACGCTGCAATTCAGGCTGGTCATAACCTTGGAACAACATTAAGAGGTTATGTAGCTGAACATGGTGGTTCTATTCCACCAACAGTTCAACAAGGCGTAGTGGATGGCGACCTTTGGTCTGATCCAGCTACTGGAAAACGATATCGAGCGTATGTTGACGTTCTTAACGTGGTTTATTTCGAACTATGAGAGACTTTAAAACAACCACAGGACACTTTGCGATCGATGTAATCGATAATAATGACAATGTAATTGATAGTTATGAAGATGATAATATGATTATGGTATCGGCTAGTACGTCAATGGCTGAAATATTTTCGAATTCTGCTGGCAGTGTATCTGTCGATTCATTTAGACTTGGTACAATGGGTCATTCTGAACTTGGTGGATTACTTCAACCTAAAATATCAGGTGATGGATTCATTAATACTAGAAATAGAATGTTCTCAGAATATATGATTGTATCTAGCGGATCAACTATCCCATTCGTCAATCAAAATGATGTCATTTTTTACTCATCACCAGCTAATGCAGCAACACATAATAAATACTATAGGTATTTGGGGAATGCAACGTTGACTAATTATGTTGCAGCTACATCGTCTATCAGCGATACTACCGTTTGGGTGGTAGTTCCTAGTGAACCATATAATCACATTATCAATTTCACTACTCCAGCTCCAACCACAACTGTGGTTACGACAGAATTCGATAATGGTGCGTCCGTTACAGCATCATCTGACGTGACTACGACTGTATCAGGATCTAGTGTGACGTTTGTGTTTAATATTCCTGTTCCTGTTGCAAACGGACAAGATCTGGTGTTGGGCAATTCATCGTTCACTGAAGCCGCTTTATATGCGAATGGTAGGATATTCTCTCACAAAACATTCATTGTCAAGTCAAAAGATTTTGCGACCTCACTGAAAATCACTTGGACCATCACATTTTAAACTAATGGTTGACGTTGTATCCTTACTGTATAGTTATAGTAAGGAGCGACGTCAAGAATGAAAAGTATTTTAGATACGACCAATCTGAATATTGATAAATCGAAGGAACGCATTTTCTTTGGAGAATATTCAGGATTTCAACGGTATGATAATCCGACTTATAAAATAGCAGTCCAATTAGAAGAACGTCAACGCAATTCGTTTTGGAATCCGAATGAAGTATCTCTGAGCACTGATTCTCAAACATATTTCGATATGCCAGAAGATATGCAAGACGTTATGCAACGTATTTGGTTGTTCCAAACACTAATGGATTCAGCTCAGAATACTGGATTGGAGAATGTCATTGCTGAATTATGCACTAATTCAGAGTTCGAAGCTATGTTTAAAACATGGGGTTACTTTGAATTAATCCATAGTTTGTCGTATTCTCATATATTGAGAGGCATTTTCACTGACGCATCCAAAGTATTCAATAAAATTGAAGAATATCCTGAGATCCAACAACGAATAAATAAAGAAATTCAGTTGTACAATAAAGTCAAAAACGTGAATAACTCTGATTTGTCACTTGACGATAAAAAGAAATTATTAGTTGAATTATTAGTTAATGTATTCGCACTCGAAGGAGTGAAGTTCTATATATCGTTTTTGGTCACATACATCATCAATAACTCATTCAATAATAAAATTCAGGGTGCTACAAGAATCATTAAATTGATTAATTTTGATGAAGATATCCATACATCCATGTGTAGTAACGTATTGTCAATCCTATCAACAGAAGAACGAGAAGGGTTTACCGATATTATGAACTCTGATTGGTATCGCAATATGGTCAAAAGTACATTCGAAACAGTGTATAGTGATGAAGTGGAATGGGCTAAATATCTGTTGAGCATCGGAAATATCCCAACACTAACTGAAGAAGTGTCTAAATTATTCCTTCAATACTTCATCGATCAACGATTGGGTCAGTTGAATATGGATCCACTATTCAATAGTCATAAAACAGACGTCGTTCAATGGTTTGAGTCGTATAAGAATATGGATAAAGACAATATTGCTCTTCAAGAATCTGACCTCTCAGTATATTCAGTGGGAATCATGCAAAATGACATATCTGACGGTCCAATTACACTAGAAATTAAGGAATAATAATGAGATATAATAAAGTAGCATTGGAAGAATTATCAGAAGCAGTGTATCAAAAAGAAGATATTAACATCTCTGACGAATGCACAACTAAAGCGATCGATATCACTATCATTAAACGCGATGGAAGAAAACAACGATTCAACCCTGATAAAATGCGTAACGTATGTCTATGGGCTTGCGATGGATTGACTTGGATGTCTGATGAGTTGATTCGTGATACAGAAATCAAACTACATAAAGAAATCCATATTCGCGATATGTATAAACAATTGATCACCACAGCAGTTAATAAAATATCATTGTTGTATCCTGGTTGGGAAGATGTGTCAGCTAAACTTGAATTGATTTCAGTGTATAAAGAAACATACAATATTAGCAAATCCAATGAATATCCACCAATGTCTCAAGTGTTGAGTAAAGGTGTCGACCATAAAATATACGATAAAAATACCGTCGGTCAGTATTCTGATGAAGATTTGAGACAAATCGATACTATTATTGTTCCTGATCGTGATTTATTGTTTAATTACAAGGGGTTAGTTACCTTTGTTAGTAAATATTGTTTAAATTACTCAAAAACAAAGAAACTTGAACTACCTCAACATGCATATATGCGTGTAGCAATGACGTTAATGATTAACGAGAAGAATAGAATTGAACAAATTCGAGATTTATACGACTCATTATCTAAACATATGTTCACTGAAGCGACCCCGATTATGTTGAACTCCTTGACACCAGGTCAACAACTAAGTTCATGTGTGTTGAATACTGTGAATGATGACTCCCATAGTATATTGGATACTGGTAAAAACCTTGGAATCTACAGTAAATTTAAAGGTGGTACCGCCCTAGATGGTTCAGCTCTTAGAGGTAAAGGAGCATACATTAATGGTACACAAGGAATATCATCAGGCCCTGTACCATTCATCAAGTATTTTGAATCGATTATGAAGGCTTGGAATCAAGGTGGTAAACGACCTGGTGCGCTATGCGTGTACTTTTCGTGGTGGCATACTGATGTGTTCGATATCCTGTCACTGAAATCTAATGGTGGAACGGATGAAAATCGAGCACGCGGTGTTCAGTATGGTTGTAAATTGAACCAATTGTTTATTGACGCTGTGTTGAATGATGAAGACGTCTATTTATTCGACCCAAAAGATGCTCCAGAATTACTCACAGTGTTTGGTGATGAATTCAATGAATTGTATCATAAACTTATTAATAAATCCAGTGTACGTAAACGTAAAGTGTCCGCTCGTGAACTAAACGAAAAGATTTTTAAAGAACGGTCAGAAACTGGCAATATCTATCTATTTCACTCCGAAAACGTCAATAACGCAACACTACTTAATCGGTATGTGGGTAGTTCTAATTTGTGTACTGAAATTGTATTACCGTCTACAGCATCTATTCAATTATCTGATACACTACACGAAACAGAAAGTGGGGATAAAGTCATTACAAAAACATATGCGGCTGGTGAAATAGCACTGTGTAATCTGTCATCCATTAACTTGGAACGATGGTTCTATTTAAATGACGACGAACGAACTAAATTGGTTAATATCGTAGTTAGGGCTCTTGACAATACAGTCGATATTGCTGAATATCCAGTTAAAGAAGGTAAGAATTCTAATACTATGTATAGATACCTCGGTATTGGCGTCCTTAATTATACAAACTATCTAGCACTCAATAAGATTGTAGTCGATACACCCGAAGCTATGGAAGAAACTGATTCACTTTTTGATGATTTATCGTATAAGATTATATCAGCTAGCGTTGATTTAGCTATTGAAAAAGGTAGATTCCCTAAATTCTACGAAACTGAGTGGGCTGATGGTGTTCTTCCTATATATAAAGCGAATAAAAAGGCTATTGAACTGACTAAATATCAACCAGATATGGATAAATGGGATCAATTGAGTGACCGCGTTAAATTGTTCGGTATTAGAAACGCTCAACTTATGGCTATCGCCCCAACTGCGTGTCAAACTAAAGTCGGTGAAATTAAAACATCAACTGGCATTATGTCATTAGAACAAATTATGGATGAACAAAAAATTGACCATAATTTAATTGAAAATAACCAAATTAAACAATGGGTTAACTTCGACGCTCCGATCACTATTCCGACACGTCTTGGTGATCGTGAAGTATATCGAATATGGTATAATGGTAAGGTACCAACACGCAAAATCACAATGGAAGACGGTAATGTTTATGAGTTTTCACTTAATCATAAGTTGTTGGTCACATTAGAAGGTGGATGTAAAACGTGGGTGAAGGTTGGAGATCTCTCCAATGGAATGGATATAGTGTGCTTGGATTGAGTACACTAGAATCAGAGATTCTGACACTACAAACGTACTTGTCGTTTAGACAGTATGTGTTGAGTGAAGCTAAACAAGTTGGACACGTTTATCACTTCACTACATTGACGAATATCTTGAGGATAATGAGGTCAAAAAAAATCAGCAAAAATAACGAAGGGTACGTTTCAGTGACTAGAGATTTCCAACTTCCGAACGAAAAAGGATATTTCAACACTGGAGAATATGTAGTCAGAATTACTATTGATGGTGATAAGTTATCAAACAACGTTAGAATAATGCCAATCGGAGATATAAATTTCGAAGACGAGCGAGAATGTGGCATTTTAAATGAGGTCAAGTCAAAATACTTCAAACAAATTGATTTCCTAACGACTGATAATAGAGTGTTCCCTAAGGAATCCGTACGTGTCATTTATGATAAATGCAAAGATATGTTTGACGATGTTCGTTTAATTAAAAAATATCAACCAGTTAAAGGATAAAATATGAAAATCACCAACATCGAAGAATCGATGAGTCACACATGGGATATTGAAGTACCATCTACTCACGAATATCTACTATCTAATGGATGTGTGTCTCACAATACATCAGGAAAAGCGATTAATGCTATTGAGTCAACTGAACCGGTTCATGACTTCTTTTATAAGGAAGAAGGAACAATCACTGTACCAACTGTTGTTCCAAACTTCAAGAAAAACAATAAATATTACAAACGAGCGTTCGATTGTAACCAAACTAACTTGTTGAAGAACGCAGCAATCAGACAGAAATGGATTGACCAAGCTCAATCAGTTAATGTGTACATCGCTCGACCCGATTCGTTAGAATATATGACGAAACTCCATTACAAATTCTTCGATATGGGTGGTAAAACACTATACTACCTCAAACAACAAAAAGGCGAATCTGGATACGTTTGTGAGTCTTGCACATGAATTATGAAGTAGTGAAAGTCAACGATAACACTTACATGATAGACGAAGCCGTTGTAATAACTGACATTAAAGTCGATGGAGAAAATGTCGAATACAACTTAAAAATCGTGGATGGGAAATATCCATACGATGTAGCTAAGAAGATGTGTGATACATTCATACTAGAAGCAATCGAATACGGTATGAACCAACACACTAACTTGTAACAAAACGAAAAGGTATATTCATTGAATATACCTTTTTTGATTCTGACAGTCACTTTCCTACAAATTAAAGTCGTTTTCTTCTATTATAACCACTTAAATATTTTTCAGTTATGATCAGTCACTCTTCCATAAAAATAAAGTCGTTTCTTTCATATATATATAACCATTTAATTATGACAGTCACTTTTCAATAGAATTAAAGTCGTTTCCTTCTATTATATCTACTTAAATTAATTTGACAGTCACTCTTCAATAGAATTAAAGTCGTTTCCTTCTATTATAATCCGTAATTAATTCTGACAATAGGATTCCATTAGTCATTATAACCAATGGAATCCATACTGTTACAACACGTTAGGACTGAATGTCTTCGGTGGCGTGTCTATGCACTTACTCATATCATCTACACTCAATAATGATAAATACTTACCCTCGAACGCAACAAGAACATGATTCTCCGCTGGATTGACAGCTGAATCAACTGTTGTGTATGTTAATGTATCACCCTTTGGGTATCCTAATTTTTCATTGAATATATTCACTATTCTATTTGCATCGTCTTTATTGGCTGTCATATAGTATTTCATTTTTATTGTCCGTATGTTGATGCAATGTATGCGTTTAAATTAGTTAATTCAGTTGGTGTTAATATTGGTTTATTAATAACCAATACCTCATACATGTAAAATGGTCTGTAATACGAACCGACGATGCCTTCACCACCCAAAGTGAATAAATTTCGTTGTCCTGTTCCGGTTATGATGGCATTCCATGCCCGTTGAATTGGTGTAAGATTCCCCATATCGATTGTAGATTGAACCGAAAAAACACTAGTTGTAGAATCTATTGATGTATAAAATAAATCATTATACACATACGGATAATGTTGCCAAGCGAATGGAGCTTGATTATTTAACGACGACCTTGAACTACAAATATCATCGAATGTTGATGTTTGTATAGTATATCGATCATTCGGTTTGATTAACGTGCTGATTGCTGTTGGGTTAACACTTGTGTCAGCTCCAGCACTATACGAAAAAAATTCGAACGATACTGAACCATAACTATATGGAGCAGTATATCCTTCCCATCCACGCGTTATGTATATAAGTGTCTTGTCAGTTAAACTCTCAACTCCGACATTATTATTAAGGAATTGTTCCTTGATATCTGGTCTGAATAATACGGCTGTTTGTCCTCTGTTATCCGTTACCTGTGATGGTTGTTTCAATTGAACCGATTGACTGAATGACGTACTTCCACTAACTAAGTCAGTCCATGATGATACATTAGAACTGGCGTCAGTTGTTACTAATGAATCAGACTTTAAGTGGAATAATACATCAGACTTGTTGAATACTGCTCCTGCACCTGTATGAGCATACGTGTAATAATAAGAACTCCATAATTGTGATCCCATAGTATCACCAGCTACCTGTTCGATTGCATTAGCTACTACGGCTACATCTAATCCACCATGGGATTCAATAAGGGAATATAATTGACTTAATTGGATAGACTTCTGGGGAACGAAATACACGTATTCTGTAATAGGTGTATTCATATTATTATTGACATAACTAGGAGCAACATTCTGATCAGCATCATACCATTGTTCAGTAATTGCACTCACTTCAGGAACATTAGTACCAACTGGTGATTTAATGATTTCCCCACCATTACCCAATCGAGCCATTTCAACAGAATTGTCTACACCGACAATATAACCATATATTTCAACATTATAGTTCGTATCGGATAATATAAGTTCTCTAACAACGACTGATATTGTTTTATCAGGTGTAACGAATGAGAAGTCTCCTGATGATGCAGCGCCACTAAAGATAATACGTCTTTCCCCACCTTGACCTGACTTAGCTCTTTCAGTAAGAACTGGTCTAAACCGATCATGATCATATGTTCCTGATATACCTGTTTGAGTGATAGATTGTTTCATTGTGGAGAAATCAGCCAATTCAGCTGGAGTCATATTAGCTAGTGGAGTAGTTAATAGTTGATCCCGACGAGTGATATGAGCATTAAGTCTATCTATATCTAAAGTAGAAGATCCATCGTCATTGACACGTTTCTGAGCAAGGAAGGCTATTTTCATACACTTGAGTAACTGAAGATGTTCCCCTAGTTCCTGATTCTTTAATCTCTCATTCCTTGCCACAACTGTTTCATTGACGGGAATATTAATTGTAAACGACATACGGTCACCTCTTATAATGAACGGTATTTATAATAATGTTGACATTATACTATTTTTAGTGTAGACTTCCCATATCATAACAACAGGAGATTGTATGTTTCTTAAACATTTCATTCTGAGCAAAGAACTCACAACTAAGATGGGTATCAACGCAGCATTCATGAGTAATATTAGGAGTCAATTTATTCATCGGGATGATTATTACAACATTCAGAAGTTGGGTGCTTGTTTATATATCAACCGACATTGTAATTCTCTCCCAAAGAATATTAGTAAGGCTATCGATCGTTACGAATTAACTGATATGAGTGACAAACTACCGATCACATACGTTAAATCCGAATTAGGACTCACAGAAACGGATGTATTATCATCAGATATGGTGATTGATACAATGACGATTGCTGGGAAACGATTGTATCAATTTCACCCAGATGTAGTTAGAGAAACTGAAGGTCACACACCATATGTTCTGAACGCTAAAGAATACAACGAATGCAAATCAAAAAACCAAATACTTGGATCCATTCCTCTACGTAGTGATAAGTTTTTTGTTTGGTATTAATTACACTTGAAGGGTTAGTGTGTTACTATTAGGAAATACTATGTTATATGTGTCGTACTTTATTTCGATACTCAGGGTATTTTCAGTTTCTGACGATGTTGTATCTAAAGATATATCACCAATTGATTCGATTCTACAATTGTTGAATTCCAATTTAAACACTCTAAATCCCTTAACATTATTAACATCTATCCAAAAGTCAAATTCTTGAGTAGCGAACGTACCTGTCAACGGACTAACATTTTGAAATATTTTAGTCATAAGTTCGTTGTACACAGCGAAGTTTTCGTCAATAAGTACTTCAATGCTCAGTGGGTTGAATGTTAAGTTGTCAGCGGTCACAAATAGAGGACTACCACCTTTTGCGTGTACTTCTGGATGACTCATTTGAATGCCAGGAATACTCAATGACGTTAGGTATAGTGATGTTAATCCTAATTTATCTGATCCTGCCATGAAATTAGTTTGAGCTGCTAGGTTATTATTATTCATATGTCCCCAAATATTAATGAAAATTGTTGTATCGTATTATTTATATGGGGTATTTATGATTAGACCAAAAAGACAGAAACACAACTACACTAGTGAATTGGAATTGAAGTCTATTCTGATACGTATTCAAAACATGAAGGACGAGTGTGGTGAATACGACGATAATAAGAGGATCGGTAAGTATGTTAAATGGCATACTGATCTGAGCAATTGCAAGGACCATCAACCGGAACGTAGAAATACAATTAAACACAAGATTCGTGATAAGGTTGTTGAATTATCTGAAAAAACTAAGTCTGATGATGTTGTGTATGAACGATTTGGTGAAATCATATTGTTGATGGTCAAAAACATTCTAAAATCACCAAAGTTTTCCAGATACACTTACTTTGATGACTTCTATTCTGACGCAGTATTCAAGATCATTAAGTACCTTCACAACTTCGATCACACGAAGATTTCCGTGAGAACGAATCAACGAGTGAACGCATTCGCATATATTTCACAAATAATCTTTAATAGCGTACTATTTGTAATCATATCGAAAGGCAAAGATAGTAAGAAAATTGATGCATACCAAGTTGATATGCAGATCCAAAACGAATCCCAAGTGAATTCATTCGAACATCACAGAGACATCACAGATACATCTGTTGGTGGAGAATGTACAATCACAAAGATTCTGACTCTTGACGTTATTACTCACGACGACTTTTTGGAAACCGTATTCGATTGGATTGAATCGAATCCAGCGGATAGTTACGTGGTGATAATTCCTGACGATTTTAAACCAACTGCTGACGAGCTCACTGAAGTGGTGGGTCATTCCAAATCAATTATTGTAGAAGGATCATCTTATGAAATCAATTGAACAACATTATCCGAAAATAGTATCCATGGTTATGGAATACATCATTGAGAGAAAATCAATCCATCCTGATGCACCATTAATAGAATTAATTCAGGACTTTTGTGTGAAGAAGGATTGTCCAATTGAATTAGTTGGTGATGCGATTCAGAGTGATGAATATTTCAAGTCGTTCGTCGCTAGTGATTGTGAACACAGGGAAATCGAATTAAAACAAGAGATATGGTAGATGTGGTCATTTCGGGACGAATTGTTCACGGAAGTAATTGACGGATTTGAGTCGTTTGTTTATATAATAGAACGACTGAATACCTTAGAATGTCCTGATTCTCCAGTGTATTACATCGGAAAGAAGAGTTTTTACTCCAAGAAGAAAGTGAGTGGTAAACGGACAATCGAGGAATCCGATTGGTGGGACTATTATGGTTCATCTGAATGGTTACAACAAGACATCGAAAGATTCGGAAAGAAATCATTTAAACGAACGATTCTTCATTTGTGTAGAACTAAAGGTGACGCTGGATATTTGGAATTAAAGGAACAAATAGAACGGAACGTCCTACATATTGATGACAATTATAAATTGTATTACAATAAAAATGTGTTGGGCATATATAGAATGGAACCAGAAATGTACAAGTTTTCTGGATCTATTACGGATTATGTCAATCGAAGTGTTGTCGATAACAAGAACAATAAAGTGTGGGTGACTAACGGTGAGATTAATCGTTTGGTGACTAAATCAGTTGGAGATAAAGTCACTAATACCAAACAATGGGTATTTGGGTCCTGTGAAAAACACATCCAAGTTAATGATGGTTCGTGTAATTTAGTAGTACCGTATTCTCAATCGGACGAATATTTTATTGGGTGGAAGTTCAGTCATGTAGTTAAAGGAGACGACGTTAAATTCGTTTCTATTCAGGAATTATCATCATATTTGAGTAATGGTTGGGTAGAAGTTGATGATGTTATACATGATTCAGTAGCATCACTGAAAGAAATGACTCATATGACTAAGGAACACAATAGTAAGTGGATTCCTACTGACAAATTATTGTCGTATTTGTATGACGGATGGAGGATATCTGGCGTTTTTCCTCTTTATTTCGCTAATAACGGAGTAAATGTACAAACGTTTACATCCATCGTCGAGTTTGATGATTTCCTCAAGGATAACGTATCGTGGACCAATGGCAGAATACACCAAAAATTCTCAGACTTAGATCTTATTGTTGTCAGGAATGTCATAAGTGGTGAAAAGGAATTAGTTACTCCTGATTCATTTAAAACCAACTCACAATTAGTTAAATTATCTACTCCATTGGTCAAAATAAAGAACAAAAATCGCATCATTTTTAGAGGATATTTGAGAAACTTCGTATTAAATTCGGATTTCTCAGAAAGAAGTCTTCAAATAGCTCTCCGAACTGGAAATAAAGTAAGAAATACGGACATCACTATAATCAAGGAGCGTTGAATGAATCTAAAGTGTATTAAGTCAGAATGGTGGATGGAGTCAGAATGGAGTTTATTGGAGAAAACAGTAGACTTAAATCTTAAAGAAATTACACCTATTTTCAATCGGAATGGTATTTATAAGTTTGGTGATAATTGTTGGATGGAATCATTTGGACGAGCATTTGAGTATAGTTCTGATGAATTCGACAAGAAGTTTAGACGTTCGTCATTGGTTCCGATTAGTAGTTCCCAATATAACCTATTGAATGTTTGGGATGTATCAGGGATTGATTCACGTGTTAGTGAATTATTGAAAGATTATAGTGATAGATACTCCGAAAGATTGACTAAATATCGAAATTATAAAGAATTGTTCTGTTGAATGGGATTCCATTGGTTGTGATGACCAATGGAATCCTTTATGGTTTTCAGTTATGATGAGTCACTTTTCTATAAAATTAAAGTCGTTTCCTTCTATTATAACTACTTAAATTAATTTGATTCTGACAGTCACTTCCTATAAAATAAAGTCGTTTTCTTATATTATATCTACTTAAATTAATTTGATTCTGACAGTCACCTTTCTATGAAATAAAGTCGTTTCCTTCTATTATAACCACTTAAATTAATTTGATTCTGACAGTCACTTCCTATAAAATTAAAGTCGTTTCCTTCTATTATAACCACTTAAATATTTTTCAGTTATGATCAGTCACTTTCCTATAAAATTAAAGTCGTTTCTTTCATATATCCACTTAAATTAATGTAACCAATCGTTGACCTTTGATTAGTTTTAGTGTAGACTTCCCATATCAGAAGTACGATTGGAGTCAACTAAAATGAAAAATTCTATCACTCAAGAACAATACTACATTGAACTAGCAGACCTTGAAGTCAACTATAATCGTAAACGTGTTGAATTATTAGCTGAGTTGAATAGAATTGAACAACAACAGGAAAACGCATTGGAGTCCCTTCAAACTAGAGGAATGGAATCAAACTTGGATGAAATCTGAGAGTAAGGTTAGAAGGAACTAAAATGACTGAAAATTTACTAAAAACTAATGTTATTGTTAAACACTTGGCTGGATCAAAGTCGTACGGCACCAATACTCCTGAGTCCGATACTGATTACCGTGGAATTTTCTTTGCTGATAGAAAAAGTATAAATACTCCTTGGTTTAAAATTGAACAAATTACTGATCCTACTGAGGAAGACACTGTTTTCTTTGAATTGTCTAAATTCATGAAGTTGGCTGTTGATCAGAATCCCAACGTCATTGAAACTCTTTGGGTACCCAATGATTGTGTCGTTAAATCGACTCCAGTTTACGAACTATTACGTTCACATCGTCACGCTCTTTTGTCGTCCCGTGCAGCGTTGACTTATTCTGGGTATGGTTTATCCCAATTGAAACGAATTAAAGGACACAATAAATGGATCAATAATCCTGAACCTCAAGACGCTCCCAAACAACGTGACTATTTGTTTTTGGTTCACAATAATACTCCTGATAAAATATTGAAGTTCAACATTGATGAATTTGAATCGGATCATCGATTGATTTCTGTTGGGAATAATGTATTTATGGTTATCGACGATAAGGGAACCAATTTATGTAATGATGACGGTAGTTTGAATTATTCGCGTGTTGATGGTTCGGAGAAGAAATACAAACTACTTGTTCGTTTTGATAAAGACGGATATAAAGTATCTAAGGAAAAACATCGTCAATATTGGGATTGGGTATCCAACAGGAACGCAAAACGTTCGGTATTTGAATCCTCATTTGGGTACGATACTAAACACGCGATGCATTTGATTCGTTTGATTCGAACTGCTCAGGAGATTTTGACTGACGAACATATTTTAGTTCGACGTCCTGATGCCAGTGAATTGTTGGAAATCCGAAATGGTAAGTGGTCGTATGACGAATTATTGAAATACGCTGAAGATATGAATGTCAACATTCGAACTGTATTATTGAAGAACACCAATTTACCAACTAATGTAGACTTGAATTTTGCGTCAAACTTATTGTTAGATTGTTACGATCAACTATGGAGTAAATAAAGTGTTTCTGAGTAAACTACCACACAAACTTTTGCCGTTCGTGTCTGTATTGAATAATTCATCAGACAACAACTACATTGTTGGTGGAGCTGTGAGAGACATGATGTCTGATATAACTCCACACGATTATGACATGGTAACAGATATTCCAATGGATGTGTTAGCGGAATTGTTTGTAGATTGTGGATTCTCAGTAACTAAGACTGGGGTTGCTCACTTCGTATTGAATGTAAGTTTTGGTGGATTTGAAGTAGAAATCTCCAATTTCCGTAAGGATGCGTCTTGTGATGGCAGACACGCAGTTGTTGAAGTGGGAAGTATTGTGGAGGACGCATTTCGAAGAGATTTCACAATAAATGCAGTCTATCTGAATGTAAAAAATGGTGAAATCTTTGACGTAACTGGATTGGGTGTAGATGACATCATAAATAAGAAATTGAGGTTCATTGGATCACCGAAAGACAGAATCGTTGAGGACTACTTGAGAGTGTTTAGGTTCTATCGTTTCGTAAACAAGGGATTTACTCCTGATAAAAAGTCACTGAGAGCCGTGAGAGAATTGTTCTCTGAAGCATACGAAAAAACGACACCAGAACGAGTTAGAGTAGAAATGGAAAAAATGAACACAAGGATAATACATAATGACTGAAGGTGGCATATTTTTGGTGTGTGGATCTATACTTATATTCGTGTTTCTTGGAACACCCGATTTAATGGAT